AGCGAAGGACGCGCAGCCGCGGCGGCGCTCCAAGCCTGGCGGAGTCGTACATGACGCCGAGCGACTGGCGGCACCTGATCCCAAGGGGATACAGCTAGCCGAGGAGCGCGAGCCTCGGATCATCGAGGCCGAGTTCACGCCGGCGCCGGTCGAACCCGAGACGGTCACGATCACGCGCGAGCAGTTCGACGCCATCCGGCAGGAAGCCTACCTGCAGGGGGGCGCCGACGTGCGCGCCGCGTGGCTGCACCCGGAGAATCGCTACATCGTCGCGAGCCTCATCGGCGCGGCGGTGATCGACGACCCGGTCGAGTTCGGCAACTGGTGCAAGCACGGGTTCGAGTTGCTCAAGCAGTTCCGCCTCGGCGAGCGCGACGAGCGCGTCATGTTCGAGCGCGCGAACCAGCGTCTCGCTGAGCAGCCGAACGTGACCATGGGCGGTGACCGCATCCCGTTTGCCGCGCACGAGGGCCGCGAGCCGTCGCCCGAGCTGGCGGCGCGCTGGCAGGAACGCTTCCAGCGCAACCTCGCCTCGGGCGCGTACACTGACCCGGACGGGGGATCCCAGTTCTTCAGCGGCCAGCCCGGCCGGCACGTTCCGCCCGCCGGCGTTCCCGAGGCGGCCCTCGCGCAGCGCCCCATGCCCGAGTATCAGCCGGCCGACATGAGTGCAGTGGTGCAAGATCTGGTGCGTCAGGAGCTTGCAAAGTTGCAAGGTTCGGCGTATGGGGCGGGCGGCATGCCCGTTGCTCCGACCCCGCAGCCCGCTCCGTCGCCGATCGTTCGGCCCACCTCGCAGTGGACGAACGCAGGCTTCGGCGTGACTCCGGGGTACGTGCCGAGGCGATAGGTGCTGGGCGGCGGGATGGGAGCCGGGGGGCTCCCCGGACCCGCATACGGCGGCGCAATGCAGGGGCCCCCGCCGCCCGCATCACTTCTCGCTCCGTTCCCGAGCCCGAACTGGGCCGAGCTCGTACAGCGCGACGACTGGCGGCAGCTCGGAATCGTCGACATCGAGCGCGCCCGCGCCATGACCGAGCAGGACATCCTGCAGTCGATCCAGACGGCGCGGCAGAACTCCGCGACCGCGCGCCGAGGCCTCGAGGACGAGTGGCGGCGGATGGAAGACCTCTACCATCTGCGCACCTTCGACAGGATGAAGCAGCCCTGGCAGGCGCGCGTGAAGGTGCCCGAGGTGCAGACCAAGCTGCGCGTCACCTTGTCGCAGCTCCAGGGCGTACTGCTCGACGCGCCGCAGTGGTTCCAGGTTCTGAACGAGCCGAAGACCTACTACGAGCCGCAGACGCGGCTTCTGCAGCACTGGCTCGGGATCGTCGTCGAGCAGGCACGCACGATCGAGAACGTGCTCGCCATGTGGGAGCAGGCGTTCCTGCTGGGCACCGGCTTCCTGCGCGTCTCGGTCGACAACTTCGTCGAGCGCCGCCCGCACGTCATGCAGCCCGACCCGATGGAGGTCGAGCAGTGGCAGATGCAGATGCAGCAGTGGCAGCAGGCGGCGATGGCAATGGGGCCGCAGGCTGGCCCGCCCCCGCAGCCGCCGCGGCCCTACGTGTCGACCATGTCGATGCCGCGCAACCAGTTCCGCACCGACTTCGTCTCGGCGTGGTGCGTCTACCCCGATCCCTACGCGGGCGGCTTCTACAAGGGGAAGTTCGTCATCGAGGAGTCGGCGGTCGACGAGGAGGATCTGCAGGCGCGCGTCGACGCGGGCATCTACGACTCGCTCGACGGCATCGGCGAGCCGGTGTCGTGGGACGCGACGCGTGAGTCGCGCTACCGCCGCACCGAGCTCCTCGACTCGCGCGCCATGTCGCGCCGGCAGCACCTCCTGCAGCGGTACGTCGGCAACCTCTACGACAAGGACGGCAGGATCGTCTGCGAGAACTGGTGCTTCGATGCGGTGAACGAGAAGGCGCTGGTGCGCGCCTGCCCGAACCCGCTCTGGCGCGGCCAGAACGGCTACATCTGCTCGACACCGCTCCCCTATCACGGCCGCCCGTGGGGCATGCCGCTGTGCGACGCCGATTCCCGAGTTCAGGAACAGTGCGAGAAGGTGCTGAACCTGATGATCGACGACGCGATGTATGCGGTGCTCGGCATCTTCCTGATGGACGAGACGAAGTGCGACGAGCCGTCGACCCCCGAGCACCTGTGGCCCGGCAAGATCTACCGCGGACGCGAGGAGTTCGTCCGGAAGATCAACTTCCAGACGCAGATCAATAACCTCTGGCCGCTGTACAACAAGCTCGAGCAGATCGGGCAGTCGTCGACCCAGATCTCGGAGTTCATCGACGGCTCGCCGAGCTCGAGAGGCCGACCGACCGCGACCGAGGTGCAGTCGAAGACCAGTGCCGGGACGGCCTACCTGCACAACGTTGCGCGGCGCCTGGAGGAGAACGACCTCGAGCGCCTGCTGAATCTGGTCAAGGACTTCATCCTGCAGTTCGGCAACGACGCGGGCGACCCGCGTCTCTCCGACCTGCTTGAGCAGTTCGGCGGGCCGGGTGCGGCGCAGTTCTTCCAGGATCAGGTGACGCGGTTCGAGACGCTCAACGTCCCGACCAAGATTCAGGTGCGCGGCATCTCGATGATGATGGCGCGGCAAGACCTGATGCAGCGCCTGATGCAGCTGATGTCGCTCGGTCAGCAACTCGGCATCCCGCCGATGAACATGCTGCAGGTCTTCTACACCGCGCTGTCGACTCTGGGCTTCGACCCGGAGCAGCTCGGGATGCCGGACACGCCTGAGGGCATGGCCCAACTGCAGCAGCAGATGATGATGCAGCAGCAGGCACAAGCGGCGGGGGCTGCACCAGGCGGTGGTGGGAGCGGGACCGGACCCCCTGCGCCTGTAGCCTCCAACTCGGGGCAGCCCCCGCCTTCTTCCGATGCGCTCGCGGCGCAAGCCCAAGCGCAGGGGCCGCCGATCGCGGCCTGACCCTACCTGCTCGGGGAGACGAGTAGAAAACCTGCGTTTGGAGACGCAAGGAGAGAGAGATGGATCCGAAATTCCGTGACAACATCGCGCTGCGCAAGCGCATGCAGGCGACCTACCGCTCGGTGAATACGTCGTTCACCACGACCGGCCTCGCGACGCTCGCGACCCCGGCGACCGGGCTGTACCTGCGCGTCTACAAGGTGCTGGTCGAGGCATACGTGACGACCGTGCTCGCTGGTGCGACGGTCGGCGACCCGCTGGTGGTCTGCGACAACGCGATCGCGAACGTCGTCGGCATCGGCCGCATCGCGGGCGCGACCACGGCGACCCGCGCCGCGCAGGGTGGCGCGATCATCTCCGCGACCGACGGGGTCACGGTCCACTACGGCTTCTGGGACATCGACTACGGCGACGGTGGCCTCAAGCTCGCGGCTGCCAACCATGCGCTGAAGTTCGGTGCGGCCAACACCATCACGACCGGCGTCATCGCGGTAGTCGGCATGGTGCTGGCGCTCGACGAGCCGGCCAACTCCTGACCAGCTACTTGACGGGGGCGCCCGTGGCCCCCGCGAGGTTTATCATGAAGCGACTTCTGTTCGCCCTCATGCTCGTTGCGCTCTCGAGCTCGGCGCACGCCGAGGGTGGCACTCCCACCAATCCGCTCTACGTGCGCGAGCAGCAGGGCACGACGCGGACCTACGCCGAGGTGAACTGCACCACGGCGGGCGACATCGCTCTCGTCGCCACCACGGCCACGGCGAATGCGCGCTCGATCGTGTTCTTCAACGAGGACGCGACCAATTTCGTGACCATCTGCCCGGTAACGGCAGCGGCGGGCGTGTGCGACGCGGTGGGCGAGGGCTTCTCGCTGTTCGCGAAGGGCTCGATCCCGGTGAATCGCTCCGTGCGCGACACGGGATGGTCGTGCAAGGGCGACACGGGAACCGTCATCGTCGGTGTGCTGATCGAGAAGTGAGGAGGGTTCGTGCTGGCGCGCGCTCTCCTGCTCGGCCTGCTGGCCCTTGCCTCCATCTCCTCTCAGGCTTGGGCCACTGGTCCGGCCTACTATCCGCCGGGCGGTAGCGGCTCGGGCGTCGTCGCCAACACGTGTTCGGCAGGCGACTTCTTCTCGGCCGTGGACGCGGGCGGGAACTTCACCTGCTCCACGCCCTCCGGGTCCGGCGACGTGACGGCAGTCGGCGACTGCGCGAGTGGCGACTGCTTCAGCGGCTCTACCGGCTCGACGCTCACCGCCGCCCCTGCTGGGCACTTCGTGCTCAAGTCGTCGAACAGCATGTACTTCGACGCGGACATCGCGGCGGGCTCGACTGGCAACGCGTTCGTGTTTCGATCGAACAACACGGCGCTGACGCTCGCGCGTATCGTGGAGGATGGGTACGCAGACCTCCGCAGCGGCCTCGACTTGCGGCTGTACGACACCGACGACAGCAACTACGTCGAGATCGCAGCCCCCGCACTGGGATCGAATGTCTCGCTGACGCTGCCCACCTCGGGCGGCACGATCCCGTCGAGTGCTACGTCTCCGGTCACCCTGTCATCCGCAGGCGTGATCGCACTCACCCAGAACGCGGGAACGGACGTGACCGCCGATCTGGAAGAAGAGACACACGCCTCCGAGCACAGCCTCGGTGGCACCGACCCGATCACGGTTACCAATCTCGCCTCTTCCTGCACGAACGCTCAGGTGCTTGGCGGCACAGCGGGAGGAACGGGTGTCGAGTGCCAGACGGATGACGACGTACCGGAGTCTGGTGACTTCGGTGCGTTGGCACTCACGGGCGACGTGTCATCTTCGGGGCTCACGACGACCATAGGTGCGGACAAGATCACCGAGTCGATGCTCAAGGCCGTGAACGGTCCTACGGACGAGTACATCCTGACGTACGAGTCCACGACTGGCGATTTCGAGTGGCAGAACTCGATCGCCGCTACCGTCACCGGGGCGGCGTCGCTCAACACGCTGCTCGCGGGACGCTCTGGCAGCGGCAACAACACTATCATCTCGACCGACGACAACGGGCAGATCACGCTTGCGAACAGCGGGGCCACGGGCAGCAGCAAGACCGGTAAGCTCTACGGCTCGGGCAAGACGGGCGAGAACCTCCTGCTGCAGCCGAACAGCGCGAACACGACGACCGGCAGCGTCAAGGTCGATGGGTACCTCGACTTCTGGCCCAGCATCGCGACCAATGCTTCGCAGGTGAACGTCTCGGGGTTCTCTCCGACCGTCACACTGTCCGATGGCGGCGGCTACTCGCTGATCGACTCTAACCCGACGCTCTCCATCCCCGACTCGTCAGCGATTCAAATCTTCCGCGCTCGCGGGTCGATCGACCGCACCGGCACGACTGGCGGAACGCTCTACCAGTACACGGGCTTCCACATGGGCACGACGTTCACGTCGTCCACCACCGGAGGGCCACTGTTTCAGGATGCGTTCTTCGACGCGAGCGTCATCAATCAGGTTGCGAACACCGCGACACAGAACACCTACCAGCCGATCAGCTTCCTCTCTAAGCCGACGTACAAGGCATCAAGCGGAGCCACGCTCACGATCGGACAGACGACAGGCGTGGACATCAATCCGTCGTGGGGGGTCGGGGGTGGCGGCACGCTGACAAACACCACCTTCAGCGCATTCAAGCTGCACACGCCGAACGAGATCGGCGGCACGCTCTCACTGCCGACGTACATCGCGCTCGATGTGGAAGATCTCGACACGGCGGGCGTGACCACGCCGCTGTCGCTGCGCTCGGTCGGAACCACGACGGAGATGCGGCACGCTGGTGCGGCGCGCTTCGGAGCGACGGGTGCGCCGACGACCGGCAAGGATCTCGACGTGCAGGGCGACGTGCTTATCACGGGGGCGCTCGACGTTGGTGACGCCGTAGCGGATCTCCCGGCGTCTAGTACGACCACGATCGTTGACATCAACGACACCATCAACACGCCGAACTCAACGGGTTCGCTCGTCGGGTTTGGGTTCAACGTCATCAGCGCACAGAGCGAGAGCAACAACATCATCGCCCTCGACGTTCAGCCGACCATCACGCAGTCGGGGACAAGCGAAGTCCCCATGTTCTACGGTCTTAATATCGCCGGAACGACAACCGCGACCACGGCGAACTTCCCCGTTGCGGCACTGTTGCGGCACGTGCGCACCTATACTTCGGCCACCGCCAATGCGACGCCGATGACTAGCCTGATCACGCTCACGAATGGTCCCGTCGTGAGCAATACGGCCACCAGCGGGACAACCACGGTGGGAACCGTTGAGTCGCTGTATCACAACCCGACCCTCTCCTTGAACGACACAAACGGGGCCACCAGCGGTGTGACCGCGATGACGCTTACGAACGACATCGCCGTGGAGGTGGCCGGAACCTACACCGAGACTTCGGGCACCCTGACCGTCACCAACCGCACCGGGCTCAAGTACAGCGACGTGACGAACACGGGCAGCAATACTGCGATCACAAACAACGTCGGCGTGGACATCGCGGCGCTCTCTACGGCGACGACCAACATCGGCATCCGCAACGCCGACACGACGGTCTACACGCCCTGCTCCCAGACCTCGCTCACGTCGGGCTTCACCATCTCACCGGACTGCACCGTGATCGAGATCGGCACGAGCGGCAACAATAACTACACGTCGAGCACCAGCACCGGGATCTCTGCCGGGGTTGCCGGTCAGATCCTCACGCTCATTAACGTGGACTCCAACAGCAACACGATCACGATGGACAACACTGGCGGCACCATCGAACTCGCCGGTGCTGCCGACTACGCGATGGGGATCAACGACACCCTGACGCTGGTGTACTCGGCCACGCGCAGTCTGTGGCTCGAAACGGCGCGGAGCGACAACTAATGCTCGTCGTCGGCGCATACGACCCGGCGCTATGCCTCGAAGCCGCGATCTGGGGCCTCGTGCTCGGCTTCGCGATGGCATGGGTCGCGTGGAGGATCGGACGATGAAACCTCTAAGGATCGCGACCCTGATCCTCGCTGCGCTGGCGCTGTTCATCCTGTGGGGTGCAGCGCACGCGGACTACTCGCTGCTGCCCGAGTCGGCGAGGTCGAGTCTCGACCGTTGCTACCGGCGCTGCGAGAAGAACAACCCGGCGACTCCTAGCCCTGCGCCGACCGCGAGTCCGAAGCCGCTGCCGTGCGAGCCGATCGGTGGCGTCAAGACGTTCGCCGAGGGGGAGCCGCGCATGTTCTGCTTCGACGTGCTGCAGCCGGGTTCGTTCTTCGTCGAGGTTGCGAGCGCGACGCCTGCAAACGTCGGCTGCTCGTACTTCCAGAGTCAGATCGTCGCGCCGGATGGCAGCACGCAGAACACCGAGGGTGCCTACCCGATGGGTGTCGTGCGGCGCATGAACGGCAAGTACTACTTCTACGTCAAGCCGCTGCAGGTCGGCGCGGGTCTCTGCGGCACCTACAGCTTTACGGTGTCGAAGTGATCGAGGCGACGGTCTGGGGCTGCACGCTCGCGTTCGCGATGGCGTGGGTCGCGTGGAGGCTCGGGCGGTGAAGCCCTGGTTCCTGCCGGTGCCGGACCCGCGCACGCCGCCCGAGGACTGGCCGGGGGCGCTGGTGTTCGCGTCGACCATTCTCGGCGAGGCAGCCGGGGAGCCGATGGAGGGGAAGCGTGCGGTTGCCGCTGTCGTGATGAACCGGGTTCACGATGCGCGCTGGCCGGACACGCCGGAGGCCGTATGTCTGCAGCGCCTACAATTTTCAGCGTGGAACATTGGCAGCCCGACGTTGCCGCGGATGTTCAACCCGACACAGCACGTCTCGCAGGCGACGTGGCAAGACTGCCTGCGGGCGGCATTGGAGGCGTTCTGGGGGGCGGCGGATCCAACGGGGGGCGCGAACCACTACTTGAACC